AAACATGACATGACATGCGTGTATACGACTATCCCCGTTATATGGGGGGAGGGGGATAATAAAAATAAAAAGTTAGTCTGCAATATTGCCAAGTTACACTAATAAAAGCCTTTTCACGTTTCGTGAAATGACCATTTATATTGATGTGAACGAAACGTGAACATTTAAATATTAAAAAGGTCAACTAATTCTTAGGCTAATTTATTCAATAAAATCAATGGTTTATAATTTTTTTTACTTTTTTGTTGCAATTAGTTGTGCATTTTGTAATCTATACTTAACAGAAACAAAAACGAGGTTAAAAAATGAAAGATTTCTTAAACAAAACAAGCCTAGCAAATGGTACACTTGTTAGAGTATTTAAAAACTTAACAAGAGATACTTGGAGTGTTCAGATCAAAACTGTAAAAGGTTGGAGAGTTGTCGGATACTGTGAAGAGATGAGACTAAACAATGCTAGACCAGTTGTCTCTGAGAAAGGAAGACAGAGAGTTCTCAAAGAAAGAAAGAAGTATGTTCATGCTTTCATCGAAGGTGAGTGGTGTGATGGTTGGACATTAACTGGTCAACACGAATTGATCTCATACAATCCATATATGTTCGGAGCTTTCTACACAGTTCCAGTTCATGATCTTGGAGGTAAGAAACATGGATCTTACAAACCAGTTCCATCTGACTGGAAAGGAACTGTCTATCTAAACAGAGACAGTCAGTCAAAGAGATTAACAACTTGGAGGGAGGTAGCATAAAGTTAGGGAGCTTCGGCTCCCAACTGTCAAGGGATGTGTATCCCTTCTGATGAGATCAAAAGATCGAAACAGTTAACTTAAAAACGAGGTATAAAAAATGAAATACATAGAACAACAACAAATATTATCACAACTACTGGTTTTAAAATCTGTCTATGAAAGTAAAGTATATTCTGATTATGTTTTACCATTTCAAAGAGACAGTTTAAACGAAGCAATTAAAATAGCGTCTACATATAATGTTAGTCAGATCGAAGATCATGCAAATTCTAAGGTTAACATGATCATGATGACACAACGTGAGGAGGCGAAATAATGTTAAGAGGTATCGCTTTAATGATAATGTTAATAGCATCAGTAATTTTACTGGTGCTAACATTCAACGAGATCTACGGATTAGTTCCAAACGGAGCATTGTTATTATTTCCAATAGCTTTGTTAACTATCAACTATACAATAATTCAAATTGTAAAGGAGTTTAAGTAATGGAATATCGTTGGAAAGTAAAAAGTTATAGTGAACAAGGATGTTTTGATTTATCTGGGATTAATGATCTATATATCTCTACAAGACCTTCATCTGGTTTTTCTCATATTGCATATTTTAAAACAAAAAAAGATGCGATGGATTGTTTAAAAGACATTTATTTAACTGATCATGTTCCTTTTTTTGAACTAGACTGTCACGGAAAACGGAATGGTTTTTCCTTCAAAGAGTTCTTAACAGACTTTAAAATAACAAGAGTTTAACCTCGGAAGATGGGAGCTTCGGCTCCCATTTTTTTTTGCTGCACTACGGTCGCTCCCTACGGTCGCTATAAACGGTCATGACCTTCGGTCATGTCTCTTGTACGGTCACTATAAGACAAGACGCAAGACGCAAGGAATCGTTAACATGTTAACTATTAACATGTTATGTTTATTTTTCTTGACTTGTTGCATTTATGCAACACTTGGCAATCGTTAACATGTTAAGTTAATAATTGTTTACTTGTAATAAATTATTTGTTATTGTTATTTATAACAACAAATAAAGAGGAATAAAAAATGAAAATAAACACTTTTAAAAAACAGATTGCAAAAATCAATCAACAAAATATTGTTGATGTATATAATACATATATATCTATGAGAAAAATTTTAAATCATGAATTAGAAGATTTAAAAGAATATGTAATATCAACAAAACATTCTAGTTTTAATATTAAACATATTAAAAAAACTTGGGTTGAAGGACATTATAAAAAAGCTCATAAGAGAATTTCAATTAAAAAATAATAATAAAATACTAGTTGTAATTTATTGCAACTAGTATAAACTTAAATTAAAAATGAGGAATAAAAAAATGAAATTATTATCAATAACACAATCAAATACAAAAGTTAAAAAGTCCATGAAATATTTTGATGAATATAAATGGAATGCAATAAAAAACGCCAATGTTAAAAACCCAGATTATGCAAGTTTATCATTAATGCCAGATTATAAAATTTGTGGTGGGGCTAAATCTGGGGGGTGTATGGATTTATGTTTAAAGTCATCGGGTTTTGCCAAGGTTTTTAAATCGGTAAATATTGCCAGACAAAAAAAGACCGAGTTTTTATTAAATGATAAAATAGGTTTTATCAATCAATTAGACAAAGAGCTATTTAATTTTAATAAAAAATGTATTGCCAATAATAAAACTGGTTTTGTAAGATTAAATACTATTAGTGATTATCCATTTTATAAAACTGGATTAATGCAAAGATATCCAAATTTAATTTTTGTTGATTATACAAAAATAGCTAAAAGATTATTTGAACAATTACCAGAAAATTATCATTTAATCTTTTCATTTTCTGGACGTTTACAATATTCTAATCAAGTTAAACTAGCATTAAAAACTAACTTTCCTATATCTGTTGTTTTTAAATGTGACTTTCCAGACACATTTTTAGGACGTAAAGTAATTGATGGGGATAAGTCAGACTTAAACAATGTTTTACAATACAATAAAATTATCGGTTTAAAGTTTAAAGAGATTGATAAAAAAGATTACGAGCTTTATAAAAATAATGGTTTTATAGTTCATGAAGATCAAATTGAATTTTACAATAATAAATTCATGAATTGACAAACATCAATTTAACATGTTAACTAATGAGTGAGCTAATCGGGATAGCTCACTTATCAAAATCTGAGAGACTAGAAAATCCTCCCTTCTAGTCTCTTTTTTTTATCCTACAATATAAACGGTCATGAATACGCAAGACGCAAGACAATTGACAAAACACAAACGGTCATGAATACGCAAGACGCAAGATCATGGTTGCCGATCTACGGTCGCTCCCTACGGTCGCCAAACGGTCACGATCAAAAATTTATTGTCAAGATTTTTTTAGTTAACATGTTAACTGCTGCCAAGAACATTCTCCAGGATTTTTTTAATATCTTTGGTCTTCAATTGACACTTGGCAAGTAAGCCTTTTTCAACTAATTCAATGGCTTGACCACCTCCAAATAAAAATAGGTCAGAGGTCAAGAGGTGCTTGACCAAGAAAAATGACAACCCTTTTGCATTAAATAACGACATATTCCAAGCAATTTGAGAGGTTTGCAACAAAACGTGGTTGCTTTTAGTTGCTTTTAATTCAATAAATACAGATTTACCATTATGACACAAAAATGTGTCACACATTCCATTTGATACTCTGTTTTCAATTCTCTGATAATGTGTTTTTGGAGGTAGATTTTTCTTCAATAGCAACCAAAGGTTCTTCTCTGACATCTTCTACTTTCTTAAAATTACCATCAATAAATGCATGAGGATATTCTGATCTAATTTGATTTAGTCTTGCAACTATTTCCTCTCGACTAAGTTTATCTAATTGATGGATATGATTTTGTTCTCTTCGATCAACTGTTAAACCACCTAAAGCAGATCTTGTTTTCTCTGCATTTATTGATGCAGAAAATTGTCCCTCTTCTTCTGCTTTATGTGATAGTTCAGATAATCTTTTCAATTGACCAATTAAAGTTACTCCATATCTTCTTTCTCTTTCATCTCGAAGTTCTTTTATATATTCAGTAACTAATGGAAAGTGTTTTCCATTCAACAATCTTGATGCATGAAATTTAGCACTATCTTCAGAATAACCACTTTTAATTGCACATTGTCGAGCAGAATAAATTCCCTCAACGTAATGTTTAGCAAACTCTTTTTGTCTTGCAGTAAGTTTTGTTTTATTTCCCATAAAGCTAATATAAGGGATTT